TAAACTCCAGAAAGTTCAATGCGTTGTGATGACTGACGGCGAAGCACCTCCTCTAAAACTTCATCGTGAAATTCAACGTCACTGGGAGCATGAACCATTTATTGGAACTGGTACTATTCATAGCAATGCTTTCCTTCGAGATCGTAAAACTGGAAATACATATTCTCTAGATTGTGAGTGGTATGAGTTTACTGATATTCTTCTTCGCAATCTTCGTGATAAGTTTACTGATGTAAACTTTATTGGTATTCGTGTCCTTCAATCTCGTGATGCTAATAGTTTCATCCGCCGATATACTGGTTGGGGTGGTAAAAACTTTGATAGAATTCAACGGATTTGGAAAAAGGAAAAGGCATTTGCTATTCACAAATCTGGATATCACACTTATTTTGGACTTTCTGGTACCGTACTTTCTAGTGATTCTGATTTTGATGTTGATGAGGGTGCTACTAAAGCAAAGATCAAATCTGCTTTTGTCAAAAGTCTAAAAAGTAAGAAAATGAACAAGAGGGTTTTGGGTGAATTTATTGAACTTATCGCTTGAATAAATAGGTTTATAGAAAAAGTGTCTAGAGATGAAACCTTCCCCCAAGAAATTAAAAGAGACTAAAGAGATCTATGAAAAGGTTGTATCGCACCTCATTGAGGAAGGTTACGCCACGGACGTAGATTCTGCAGATTCCATTATTAGTGGAATGAGTGAGCAGTGGTTTGAGCAAATCCAAGAAGGTTGATTCATGGAGAGACTAACTTGTAAAGGAGCGAAGTCTCTCAAAGAGGCTTACGCTAAAGTTTATATCGAAGAACAAATAAAAGTTCCTGATTATGCATCAATGAGTGATGAGGAATTTAGTAAACTTGTTCAAAAATCTGGGAATCCAGAAGGTGTCATTGCAAAAAGACTGCAACAGAGAAAAGCTGCTGCTAATGAAAAAGTTGGAGCAAATTACACTGCTGATGATGCTAAAGCGGATCAGGAAAGAGCAAAAACAGAAGCAGAAAATAAAAGAAGGGAATCTAGAGGAGAGAATTCTCTTCCCGTTCCTCAAGGATCTAAATTAAAAGATCCAAAATCTACTGCTCCTGCTGGCAAAACATATACAATTGGTGGTAAGACATATTCATCCAAAGCTGAAATTAATAAGGAATATGATAGATTGAGAAAATCTGGCGGTGATGCAAAAGCATTCGGTGATAAGGCATTTAAAGCAACTAATAAACCAGCAATTGGAACCACTCCTGGTGGAACAAAGTTTGAGAGAAGAACACCTACGTCTGCAGAATTGAGAGCGGCACAAGCAGCAAGAGCGTCAGGTAAGGGATCTGAAGGACAGATTAAAGCTGCTGTGCAGCAGGGTCAAAGACAGGCATCAGTTAATGCTGCTGTTAAATCTGCTAACAGACCAGAAGTCTTGAATAAACCGGCACCTGCTGGTAGTGCTCTTGCTGCTCAACAAAATCGACTTACTCAACAAAATAAGGTTCAAAAAGAAGTTGCTGCTGTTAAGAGTGGGATGGATGCAAATCAAAAGACTTCTGTAAATAATACAGTTAAGTCTGGTACAGTTCCAACAGGTAATACTATAAAAACGAAAGTTAATCCAGACTCTAGTATGAGTGTAACTCAAAGGAGAACTCCTGCTGCAACTAAAAAAATTACGCAATCCCTTGCTCTTTCAAGTGTAGACCTTTTTGATATTGTCAAAGGTCAGTTTATTGAAGAGGGATATAGTGAAGAAGATACAATGTATCTTATGGCAAACTTGAATGAAGAACAATTGAATGAATTGATGGGTTTTATTAGAAAGCAAGCTACTAGGTATGCAAGCAAAATTCCTTTTATTAAAAAGTTAATTAACAAGACACCAACGCAAATGCCAGCTGGTGATATTGGGGCATTGAGACTTTATCAAGATAAAGCAAATCAATCTATCCGAAGACTTAATAAACAAACTACTAGACTAGACGCTAATGCTGCTCAAAGAGAAGCAAATAGGGTGAATAATCTCAACCCTCGTGTTGTTGATCGTGCTAATAAGAGTAGAGAATTTTCTCAGATAACGCAGAGAAATTTGGAAAAAGGTAGACCTGCAGATGCAGCACCACAACCAGTTGACAAATTGAATTATAAACCAGGTGATCCAATGTTTGATGATTACGTTAAACGTCACCATGCTAATCAGAGACGTGGAGCATCAAACTATGGTGGTGGTGCAAATCGTATTGATCCACCTGGTCCTGGATCTACTAATACTGGTGTTAGGCGTATTAATAAATAATTCAAAATTACTGTTAGACCAATGAGCAAGTTCGGAGATTTACTTAAAGGCGGACCACCCGCACCTAAGGTTGAGGCAGCACCTGCTCCTGAACCCATTGTAGAAGAAGTTCTATTTACTCCTGAAGAGGAAGTTCTTACTGAAGCAAGTCCTCTTGAAGAAATGAGTAAGAAAGAATTAGAAGATTATGGTAGAACACTTGGTATTGAATTGGATAGAAGGCACAGCAAAGAATCTCTGATTGAAGAAATCAAAGACGCAGAAGACTAGTAGTCCACTTACATAACTGCCACAGGGGGTACTCCAAAGTACCCCCTTTTTTAGTATAATTACTACAGTTGAAACAAACAAAGCAACCAATGTCCCTCTCTACTGATTACATTCTCACTTCTTTACAGGAACTTTACGGAGAGTCTGTGACGGGTGCTGATATTCGTGCTTGGTGTGCAATGAATGGATCTAACTATCAGACTGTATCTAGTAAATTGTCTGATTATAAAGTTAGTCGGGGCAAATGGAACTTGACCGTTCAAGAGAAACTGGAGCAAAATTATCAGGCACCTCCTGCTATGCCTGTTGTAGAACAAAATCTTATTCCCACTAAAGATGATTCCTTCGTCAAGTTTGGTAACTTTGGTGATATTAAAAAAATTATTGAATCCCGTGTATTCTATCCTACGTTCATTACAGGTCTTTCTGGAAACGGTAAAACTTTTTCAGTTGAACAAGCATGTGCTCAGTTGGGTAGAGAACTTATTCGTGTAAACATTACTATTGAAACCGATGAAGATGATCTTATTGGCGGTTTCCGCCTTGTTAATGGCGCAACCGTCTGGCACAATGGCCCAGTCATTGAAGCCCTTCAACGAGGAGCTATCTTGCTCCTTGACGAGATCGACCTTGCCTCTAATAAAATTCTCTGTCTCCAGTCTATCCTTGAAGGAAATGGAGTCTTCCTTAAAAAGATTGGACAGTTTGTCCGTCCCAGTGCAGGTTTTAACGTCATCGCAACCGCAAACACTAAAGGTAAAGGTTCAGATGATGGGCGATTCATTGGAACTAACGTGCTCAACGAAGCATTCCTTGAACGCTTCCCTGTAACCTTTGAGCAGGAGTATCCCACCGCTGTTACTGAGATTAAGATTCTTAATAAAATCTGTGCCGATGAGAACTTCTGCAAGCGACTTGCTGATTGGGCAGACATCATCCGTAAGACTTTCTATGATGGTGGTATTGAGGAAATCATTAGTACCCGTCGTCTGGTTCACATTGTGAAGGCATACCGAATCTTTGGAGACAAGGCAAAGGCAATTCAGGTCTGTGTTAATCGTTTCGATGATGAGACTAAACAAGCATTCTTGGAATTGTATGACAAGGTTGATGCTGATTTTGTGATGCCTTCTGAAGATACCGTTGACACCCACACCTCTGCCTGATATAATGACTAATGCTTGGAGTTTACTTTACGATACTATGAACGAATCTCTTGGTGAAGACAACTATGAAGGTATGCTAAATCTAGGATCTCATCTACCAGGTGCTATGTCTAACGATACAATCACGTTCGGTAGTTCTTACTATGACGGCGTAATTGATTTTGGTGATCCTGGTCCCTTTGCAGCACAACCTGTACCTATGACCTTTGGTGGCGAAGACCACATTAACTTTGACTTGACTATGGATAAAAAATCCGAATCTAATAATAGACAGAAGTATAGTGAAGATGTAATTATCAAAGAACTGAAAGATTACATCACTAGAACATATGACCAGCATTATTCTGCTGGTGATGATAAGATTCAAACTTTGGATCTTATTGAAGCTTGTGGTGATGGTGAGGCATTCTGTCGCAGCAACATCCTCAAGTATGCGTCACGATATGATAAGAAGGGCACCGCCCGTCGTGACATTATGAAGATTCTGCACTATGCTGTTCTTCTAATGCATTTCAATGACAAAAATGCAAATCGTGAAACCTATCCTCAGTGATGAAATTGAATCTCAATACTATGAAACTGTCCGACAACACTCTAACTGTTCTTAAGAACTTTGCTGGAATTAACAACTCTATTCTGGTGAAAGAGGGTAACAAACTCCGTACTATTTCTGTTGCTAAAAATATTTTGGCAGAAGCAGACATTAAAGAAGAATTCCCTCGCGATTTTGCCATCTATGATTTGAACCAGTTCTTAAACGGTTTGAGTCTTCATCAAGATCCTGATCTTGATTTTAGAGAAGATTCTTATCTGAGTATCAAGGAAGGTAAGCGTCGAGTCAAGTATTTTTATGCTGATCCTGCGGTTATTGTTTCTCCTCCAGAGAAAGAAATCAATCTTCCTACTCAGGACATCTGCTTTCAACTTGATAGTTCTTCTTTGGAAAAACTAATCAAAGCAGCACAAGTTTATCAACTCCCAGACTTTTCTGCTATTGGTGAAGCTGGAGTTATCAAACTGGTTGTTCGTGATAAGAAGAATGACACTTCTAACGAATATGCAATTGTTGTTGGAGAAACTGATAAAGAGTTCTCATTCAACTTCAAGGTAGAGAATATTAAAATTATTCCTGGTGCCTATGATGTAGTTGTTTCTTCTAAACTCCTTTCTAAGTTTACGAATACTAAGTACAATCTTACCTATTACATTGCTCTTGAACCCGATTCGACTTTTGGATGATGCGCTAGTTAGGATGAGAATTATGGGCAGCATTGGAGTTATTGTTGCCTACTTTGTCATTCTTCACGTCAGTTCCTTTTGGGGGGTTCTAATACACTTTGTTGCAGATTTGATTACAATCCCATACTTTATTAGAACTAGGGCATGGGACCTTGTTATAATGTTAACGTTCCTACTTTCAATTAGCGTTAGTAAACTTTTGATATGAACATCTTCGTTACGGACCCATCTCCATACAAGTCAGCACAAGTTCTTCCTGATAAGCACATCGTCAAGATGCCCTTAGAAACCTGTCAGATGCTTGCTATCGTATGTTCTGACAAATGGGGTCATGGGTTTGGTACTATTCCTAAAGCAGATGGT